ACCTGAACAAGTGAAGTTTATTGTGGATGCTGATCCTGAAGCTATGGGAACCTATCTACACGATGACGGGGATTGGGAACATATCGTCACAGTATCAGAAGCTCGTTGTGGGCATCTTTACACAGTTATGACAACGCTATGCCATGAAATGATCCACATGAGTAGAGCCAATACAGTTACCCACGCTTGGACTAAACACGATGCAACTTTTAAACGCAGAGCAAAACGTGTCGCTACTGAATTGGGTTTTGATCCATTAGAGTTGTAACTTTTTCGAACAATTCTTCTTCTGTAACAGAATACTCTCGCTCAAAGCGTTTTCTACCCATTCCGTGAATACCGGTATTTGATCCTCTATGGTGGTATGGACATAAGGGGATAACAGGGGCATCACCTCTACGACCAGCTCGTCTAATGTGATGGATCTCTGCTGGAGTGCCTTCATTGCCTTGCGTGTAGCAGAGGATGCAGCCAAATCTCGCCAAGCGATCATAATGTTTTTTTTCTGCTTTAGTGGACACTTTTTGTGCTAGTCCAATCTTCTAACTCTTGCGCTGATTCTGTTATAGAACAAGCAATTAAATACGCTTGTGAATATTTACCTTTAAGCACAGCTTCGTGATAGTGTTTAATGAATGAGTTAAGTTTAAGAATAATGTCTGCATAATCGTTCATCGTGTAGCTCTTTCTAGTTGTCTGTTGTTTGCTTGCTCTGTGCGCCATGTTTCCCAACGCATTTCAGCAGCTCTAAGCTGCCATTTTAATGTTTCTACTGTTTCTGTGGCGATTCCAATGCCCTTACATAACTCTTGGTATTCAGGGCTACGATATGCTTCCATTTCTTTGGCTGCCATAGTGGATTGATCCGCTTGCGCCATCTTGATTGCTTTAAGAGAATGTTTATAGGCTTCAAGCTCTGCAAGTTGACCTTTGGCTTTCGCATACTCAGGAGCTTTTTTAAAGATAAATTCAATCGCCAAGCTTGGATCGTATTCTGTTTCGTATTCATAGTTTTTCATTTTAATACCATCCCATAGTTGTTTATACCTTCTGGCACTACAATATTTTTTTTCTTGACAAGCATATTTTTTTGAAACACATCAAAATCTACTCTGTGATGCCAACGACCATATCTAAAAACTAAACTAGCTAAGTCAGGATGTCTATCAACAAGCATTTGTGACTTTACTTTTGTCCCATCTTTTTGATAGTCCTCTGTATTGCCACCTTTCATTTTTTGTGTTCCTGTTTTGTTTTGCAAGAACGCATTGAATAAAACGGTACACCAGCCAGCTTGCAGTATTCGGATAGATAAGTCCACATCTTCGTTGTAACGCAGCTCCCAACGTATGTTTAAATCGTTTCTAATCAATATGCAAGAGAAGATGCGTGTGTTTAATCTAAATGGTGGCATTTCTTCACGATCAGGGGCAAAAAAACGATATTGAAAACCAGCTTGACCTATGTTTTCGTAACGATCACAAAAATCTTCAGCAGCTCTAAATATGGCGCCCGATCTACAAGGTGTTCTGTAATTGTGATTTAAACGAGCAAATCCATCAATATTGTCATCAAGAATCCAATGAAACGCATGACCTTCTGATATTGCGTGTTCCCAACACCAATTTCTTGCTGGTATACCACCTAAACCAAGATTTGAGAATGGCAATACCAAAATTTTATTAGGATCAATTACAGCAGCATAATCATTGTATTCTTGTGGTTCAATAACAATTCGATACGCTACATTCATTTTTTCTAATGCCTTAGAAGTCAAACGTGTATCTGCACGACCTTTAGAAATAATGTAAATAGGATATTTAGGTTTCATCAACATAAACACCTCTTTCACGCTTATCTGCGTTTGTAAACAATACGCTTTTTGTATTAAAACTTATACGTTTTCCTACAATTTCACTAAACGCATTTATATCTTCTACGCTTAAAAAGTTAACTGTGACAGAAAAAATAGGTTTCATATCAAGCTGCACAAATTCAGGCATATCTTGCCATTCTTTGCGCCAATCAAATTCTTCAAATCCAAATAAATCTGTCATTTGAGCGCCATCCATAAACCTACTTGGCTAAAAGAATATCCTAGCCAAATAATTGCATTTGAAAATGAGCCTTTGCGTAACTGCAAAACACCGACCATTAAATATCCAAGGCCTGTTGCAGCGATGATTGTTCTTTCCAACATTTGTATTCCCCCTTGTTGCCTAGTTTAAATTGCTCGTAAAAATCGTCAAGTAATTTTTGATTCCAAGTGTATTTTTGCAAATATGCTCTAAATTTTTGCAATCCCCATTCATTTCTCCATTTGCATAATTGTCTAACAGCGCATCTATGGCGTTCTAGCTCTAAGTTCTCGCTGTTTAATGACATAATCCTTCATTTCGTAATAGCTGTTGAAACGTGCTAATTTTGGGTCTTTACCGCACTCAGTTCTATACGCTTCTTCAATTTGTTCGTTAGTTATTAATGGATTTTGCTTTTGTCTAATAACTTGATTTTCAATCCATTCAGCTTTAAAACTGCGCCAACCTCGTTCACAGCACATAGTCAAAGCAGCTTCTAAAGTTATTTTAGCTTTTTCTGACTCACGAATTAAGCCTTTCATAGCTGTTTCTGTAATAGGTGCTTTCAGTCTATCTCTTAATTTTTTAAAATCTTTCCATACAGACTCATTTACACCTTCAGGTGTATATATATGGTTCTTGGTTAATGGTTCTTGGTTCTTGGTTGGTTGCACGGCCGTTGAACGCTTGTTTAACCGAGCTTGAACTGATGCTTTGCCTGCTTTACTGGCTTGACTTTGACGGCTGTGATAACGCTCAATTTCTTCATCAGCTCGCTTGTTATGCCAGCAATTATCTTGCTCAAAAGTAAAAAATTCAGAAAGTAAATTGTCAACAATTTGAACATCCGCTCTAATCCGTCGAGCTACTGTTGAACTGTCGTTGAACGGCTGTTCAGTTTGAAAATACATATCAATCATTCTTCGATATGCTAAATCTTCTTCGTCTGTTAAATGATTCGTATGGCTCAAATAATCGCCAATATGAAATGGATAAAAATTCATTACTCCCCCGTTAGCCCTACTTTTGTTGTTTTTTTACAACGGACTTCTTAGACTTTAAAACGTCTGAAGAATTGTATAGCTTACCTGTCTTTTCAGTCATTATTGCTTCAATAAGCGTTACTTTTAGACCTTGCTGAACAAGAAAATGCAGACCTTCTTTGTCATAGTAAATATGAACATCTGCTGATCCATCTTTGTTTTCTTTAATTTTTTTGACTATAATTTCCATTAGTGCGTTCCTGAAAAAGCTAATGGACCTAATGCGTTTAAAAGCTGTCTATGAGCTTCTACTTCTTTACTCAAAAAAGCTATGCGTTCTTGTAAAACTTTAATCTCAAGATCAGCTTGTTTTAGCATATCTACTAACATATCTTCTCTAGTCATTTTAACTCCGGCCAAATTAAATGCCACGAATCAGGAAAAATGTCCTTACGTGTAATTAAACCATGCGACTCTTTTTCAAGAGTAGCCCCTAAAAACGCAAATTGTAATGCTGGAATGTTGTTTTTGCGCCATTGAGATACAGCATTAGGAGTTACACCAGTCAATTTTGCTACTTTTGTAGTTCCCCCAAGCAGATCAATTATTGCGGAATCTGTGATTTTTAGCTTCATGTAAACGATCTTACATCGTATGTATTTATTTTGCAAATACTTGTTGACAAGCTATGAATTTTGCTTAACAATCAAGTTATAGCAAATTCGCTATGTCATTTAAGGGGATTTTAAATGGATGAGTTGTATCAAGTTATGACCGAAATGGAGCAACGCTTGGAAATAGCGTTAGATAACATGGAATACGGCACAGAATTGTCGCAAGACGATGTGGATGTTATTCGTGCTGCTTGTGGAAAGCCAAACAACAAGCGCAATAATCTATTGCAATCTGTGTTTGAAGATTTTGGTAAAGTTTTTGGAGGTTCTAATGTCTAAATTTTTAGAACTTCGCAAGATCAACGTCAACGATCATACCGAACGCAAAGGTCGTTTTACTTATCTTTCTTGGGCGTGGGCCACAGATCAGTTGTTACAAGCCGATCCTACAGCAAGCTGGGATTACAAACTATTCCAACAACCTGATGGGTCTTTGTTGCCTTATTGCGCTATTGGCGATACAGGCATGGTGTTTTGCACAGTTCATGCTTTTGGTAAAGCTATGACTTCTCAATTACCAATTATCAACAATATGAATAAACCGATCCCCGATCCTAATGCAATGGATGTCAATACCGCTATGCAACGCTGTTTAGTCAAAGCGATTGCCTTGCATGGCATTGGTTTGTATATCTACGCTGGTGAGGATTTGCCAGAAGATGAAGCACCAAAACAAGTGAAGTCTAGTCAATCAATGAAGTCTGTAGCAAAAGATATTTTATAAGGGGAAATAGCATGGCATATACACCAAAAGAAGGTTCAGGAAGTCTGTTTAAAAATGAGCGTAAGGCTTCTGATAACCATCCTGACTTTACTGGAACAATTATGGTCAACGGCAAAGAACATTACTTATCCGCCTGGACTAAAACATCCACTAAAGGATCAAAGTTTCTTAGCGTATCAATCGGCAAAGAAAAAATCCCACAAGGATTTAAACCAGCAGGATCAGACGAGTTACCAAAGGATGATCCGTTTATAGACGATAGTACCCCGTTCTAAAGGA